TCCAAGCAGCTAAAGACAGAGGCAGTTCATCTAAGCAGATTAGTAAAAGAGTACAAGCTAACAAAGACAAACCCAAGAATAGATATGAACAAATAAGAGAACAGATGAGTTCTGCTTTCAGAAATGATGATGATAACAGAAGTAGAAATCGTAGAGTAACACTAGATAGAAAACCTCCTACATCTGATGATGCTAGTGGTCCTTCTTTAGCTGAACAGATAAACTTTGGAGGAGACTTTTCAGGTAACAAGAAAACTAAAAAAGCATCTCCTACAAGTGAAGCAGGTAAAGTAGAAGAAGCATACACAGGTGAAAACCTACGTAGCGATAAAAGTTTTGGTCAAAGATTTATGGAAGGTCTAGGATACGATGAAGGTGGTATGGCAGCACAGGAACTATCATTACCAACACCTGTAGAAGATCCAGACGTAGTACAAGAAGGTACAACTGGAGGCTTTGGTGAAGAGATAGGATTAGACCAAGGTGTATTCGGTGGTGAGATGGAAGCTCGTGAATACCAAAACGCTGCAGGACATAAAATAATTATTATGTTCTTAGACGGTGAGCCTATGCAAGAAATACCTGTTGGCTACTATCCTGTAGGTAGTGAACCTGTAACTATAGATCCTGGTGAGCAAACAGGTGGAGGCGGTGGTAGTGATGACGATGACGGTCCTACTGCGCCAACACCTACACCTATTGACTATCAGAGTTTGTCGTTAGCTGAACTAAAAGACATGGTAGCAGATCAGAAAAATATAAAGCATAATGCAATAGCTGCAGGTATGGGTATAGTTAATCCTATACTTGGTCTTGCTGTAAAAGCTGCTTTATGGAATCAAACACGCTTAACTAAAAAAGAAATAGAGCGTAGACTTGAATCAGATACAACTTCAAATGTTGACAAGATGCGTTATGAAAACTTACTTGATATTACTAACAGAGAAGAGCCTGGTTTAGCTGCAGCTTTATTAGGTAAGATAACAGGAGATTACACTGGTCCTGAGTTAAAGTCTCCTAAAGTAGTAGAAGGTGATGTATCTGATCCAACAATGGCCCCTGATCAAGGTATAGCAAAAGCTTACACACCTGAGACAACTACACCAGAAACAACTACAGGTTTTAGCCCAGAGTTAATGGAGCAGATAAATAAAATAGGTGTAGAAGCTGCTGAAAAAGCTTTTAGTGGTTACAAAGCCCCAGTCACAGAAAAAGATGATGACGATGATGACGATAAGGGGCCAACGTTTGTATCAACTCCTGCTACTACACAAGTTGCACTTGATAATCAAAGCGCAGCAGATGCAGCTATGGGCAGACCAACAAGCAGTAGCAATGATGATGATGGACCAAGTCTTGCTGAAGAAATGTCAAAAGCTGCACAAGACAGGCAAAAACAAGCTAATAAGTTTACAGAAAGTAAAATAGCAGATTACAGGTCTGGTAAAAATGTTTCTGGATTTGATGAAGGCGGTTTGATGAAAAGCAAAAAGAAGAAAGCTACTAAAAAGAAAAAATAATATCCAAATAACTATAAGGCCACTCGGCTTCGGCTGACCCCAACATAAGGAGAAAACAAATGGCTATAAGCGAAACAGCAAAACCAAACCCAATGGTAAAACCTGAAATCCCTAGAGTACTAATGGGTAGAGGTGGATACATATCCACTGAAGAGCGTATCAAGAAAGATGAAGAAGAGCTTCTAGCTTTAAAGAAAGAAGCACTAGGTATAACAGATGAAGAAAGTACTGAAGATAAATCCAGTAGCGAAGAGCCTAAAGCTGAAACAGTACAGGCAGAAAGTAATACCAAACAAGAAGAAAAACCAGAAACCAAAGCACAAGAAGATGACAGTGAGTTAGGTGCTGAAGAGAAGAACTTCAAGAAACGTTATGGTGATCTGCGTAGACACACTCAGAAAAAAGAAGAAGAGTTTTCTGCTAAGATAGAAGCATTACAAGGACAGCTAGATAAAGCAGCAAAGCAAGAACTTGTACTACCTAAGTCTGAAGAAGAGCTAGATGCTTGGTCTAAGCAGTACCCTGACATAGCAGGTATCGTTGAGGCTATTGCTGATAAGAAGTCTAAAGCTACAGCTAAAGATCTTGAAGCACGTATGGCTGAGTTTGAAGAGTTACGTATTACAGCTAAACGTGAAAAAGCTGAAGCTGAACTAGCATCTATGCATCCTGACTTTGATGATATACGTTCCGATGATTCTTTTCATAACTGGGCAGAAGAACAACCTAAGTGGGTACAAGATGCTTTGTATGAAAACTTAGATGATGCAAAGTCTGTATCACGTGTAATTGATCTTTATAAAACAGACAAAGGCATAACTACTAAAGTTAAAAAGAATAACTCTTCAGATAAAGCAGCAGCAGCTTCTGTAAAGACAAAAGGCAGTAGTATACCTGACACAGATGATGCTTCTAAGTACATACGTGAATCAGAAGTAGCTGCAATGTCAATTAAAGAATACGAGAAGCGTCAAGAAGAAATCCTAGATGCTCAACGTAATAGAAGATTTATTTATGATATATCAAGAAAATAGTTGACAAACTGTTTATCATAGATAAAACTATAGCATATACACAACAATTAAAGTGTGTATGCTTAATCAAGCACTAGCCACACAAAAGAACTACCTCAAAGTATAGGCCCAACGCAGAGAGACAGCGCAGTTTCAAAGCAGAGTTGACCACCCTAAAACTAAGAGCCTCTTCATGGTGGATATGTAGTGTACTAAACCCACGCCATATCTATAAGGAGATTTAACTATGGCTATTACATCAGCAAGTGGAGGCTTTGACGCTAACTTTAGCCCAATCATGTTCTCCAAACAGGCGCAGATCGCATTGCGAAAGTCGTCTGTTGTCAGCGCAATCACCAACAACTCATACTTTGGTGACATCGCAAATCAAGGGGATGTTGTACGCATCCAAAAAGAACCAGACGTAACTGTAAACGCTCTACAGCGTCATACAGGTATAACTGTTGAGAAACTAGATGACACTGACTTCTCGTTAACTGTTGACAAAGCTAACTACTTTGCTTTTAAAATGGATGACATCGAAGAGCAGTTCTCACACGTTGACTTCGTAAGCCTAGCAGCAGACAGAGCAGCATATAAAATGGCAGACGCTATTGACGCTGACGTTCTATCTTACATGTCAGGTTACTCAGCAGCAGGTGCGTTAACCACATCTGTATCTGGTACTGCACAGCATCCAACAAGTGGTGAAATCAACGGTGAGTTTTTAAAGACTAACCAGTTGGACGCTACTGATATGGGTGCATTAGGTTCAGCCGATGCTGCATCTACAGCATATGCTACTGGTGACTCTATTCCATTAGCAACACGTTTGCCTGGCGCAACTTCAATCTCAGCAATTACTGTATCACCATTAACAGTCATCGCACGTATGGCACGTCAAATGGATACAGCAAATGTTGATTCACGTGGACGCTACATTATTGTTGATCCAGTATTCATGGAACTGCTAAAAGATGAAGATTCACGTCTTCTCAATGCAGACTTCGGTGGAGCAGGTCTACAAAATGGATTGGTTGCAGGAAACATACATGGTTTCAAAATGTACGTTTCAAACAACCTACCTGCTAAAGGCAATGGACCAACTCATGCTGGCGCACTAGCGCAAGATGCACACTACGGTGTGATCTTAGGTGGTCAAGAAGAAGCTGTAGCAACTGCAGAGCAAATGAATAAAGTTGAGAACTATAGAGATCCCGACTCATTTGCAGACATTGTACGTGGTATGCACCTCTATGGACGTAAGATTCTACGCCCACAAGGATTGGTGTCAGCTATTTACAACGTTGCTTAATCAAGTTAAACTTAGAGGCTGGCTTAATGCTGGCCTCTTCGTGCATTTAAATCTTTGAGGATATTGACATGGCTATAACAACGGCAATGTGTACAAGTTTTAAATCGGAGCTTCTTGGTGGTACTCACGATCTGGACACGCACACGTTAAAACTTGCACTAATTAAAAGCGGTATGTCTGGTACATATGGCGTAGCAACAACTAATTATTCAGATGTTACAGGTAACTCTGATGAAGCATCTGGAACAAACTATTCTGCAGGTGGACAAAACCTAGACGGTGCTACTATTGCAGTATCTGGTACAACTGCACATGTAGACTTTACAGATGAAGTATTTTCTAACGTAACAGTATCATCAGCAGGTTGTATCATTTACAACTCTTCAGCTTCTAACAAAGCTATTTGTGTGATTGACTTTGGTGGTACAGTTAGTGCTACAGCAGGTGATTTAACTATTGAGTTCCCAGCAGCAGACGCATCAAACGCAGTGATACGTATTGCCTAAGAGGTAAGTTATGGCAGTCGTTGCAGCTACAGCTAAGTTCAGTGTTGGTGTATATGGTGCATCTAGTTATGGTGTAGTAAATGTATCAAGAACACTAACAGGCGTAGCTGGAACAAGCGCATTAGGAACGGTAGAAGCTAAGACAAGTGAAGCTCTACTAAGTGTCTCTGCAACTGGCTCTATCGGCTCAGTACAAGTTAATCTAGCACCAAATATTACTGGTGTTGTAGGTACGTTCACACTAAACGCTGCAGGGCTAACTGTAAAAAGTATAAATCGTGTACCTGTAACACAAAGCGCACTAACAGGTTCTATAGAAGCAGTATCTGCTGGTGGCTTTGAGATTGACATATCCGAAAGTCTAGGTAGCGTATCCGCAACTGGTGCAATAGGAACAGTAGAAGCTAAAACAAGTGAAGCTTTACTGAGTGTTTCAGCCACAGGCTCACTAGGTACACTTGTACTACACGCAGCATCATCTCTAACACTAACAGGTGTATCTGCTACAGGCGAAGTAAATGAGCTAGAAGAGAAACCTACAGAAGAACTTGGTAGTGTTTCTGCTACAGGTGCTGTAAACGGAGTATCAACTAGCACAGGCGCAGGTTTGACTTCAGTTGGTATAACAGGAACAATAGATGATCTTACTATAACAGCAGTACAGTTTGACTTTGAAGCAGTAGCACATCTTTACAGTAAAAGACGTGCAATTAGCGTACCAAGAGCAGCATAATGAGTACATCAGCCGAAAGAACAGTAAGAGTTTCTGAACAGATAAGAATAGTATACGTAGAAAAGAAACCCACAGCAGCAGATAGGGTAGTCTACGCAAATGAGGATTAATAAATGAGTTTTCGTTGGCCTATAAAAGATCCAGATGAGACACTAGACTACAGCGTAGACTGGTCAAGGTTTCTAGATACTGCAACAATTAGTAGTGTTAAGTGGTTTGTCAAATCTACTTTATACAACACTAAAACAGAAATAACAGCAGGACAGAACTTAACAACAGCATCTAGTAGCGCAACAACAGACAGCATACAAAACGTAGCTCAAACAAATACTAACACTGTCGCTACTATAAATATAGGTGGTGGACAGAATAATGTAGAGTATACTTTCTCCTGTCAAATGACAGACACTACAGGAAGCACTGCTGAAAGAAGTATTAGATTACGATTGAAGGAACGCTAATATGGCTTATGATTACATTGGTCTAGTAAATGATGTAAATCGTAGACTTAATGAAGTAGAACTTGTGGGTGGCACAGGCACAGGTGCAAACTTCCTCACTGCAAAAGGTGAGTACTCTATGGTTAAGGACTCCGTAAATGCCGCTATACGATATATTAATCAGCACGAGTTTGAGTGGCCTTACAATCACATTGAAGAAACAGAAACATTAACAGCAGGTATTACTAGATATGCCTACCCTGCAGATGCAAAAACTATAAACTTTAAAACATTTAGAATCAAACAAAACGACACACTTAATAACCCAACAGTAAAACTAACAGAACTTGATTATAACGAATACCTAGACAGGTTCGTTGACTTAGAGTATGCTACATCAACAAGTGTAAGAGGTTTACCTAGTCGTGTATTTAGAACACCAGGCCAAGAGTTCGGTATTATAAATCCACCAGA